CCATCATTAAGTCTAGTTGATATTTGAACATCATCGGGTGACAATACGCCAAAAGCTACATAGTCTGTATAAACAGCATCACCTGATGCTGCTGCTATGATAGCTTGGTGTCCTGTTTGAAACTCTTCTGCTTTTCTAAATCCGATTGCAACACAATCTTGGTCAGTAAAGTCAACACTGTTAAATGTTGCATCAAAAACCATTCCATGTGTTCCAATAGTACATGAAGCACCACCACCATGCTGTGTTCCACCAAAGATAAGTTCCATACCTGTGTTGTCTGCTGTTGCAGCATCACCTTGTAGGTTTAAACCTGCTGCTGTACCATTTGTATCAACGGCTGGAATAGTGCCTTCTACCATGAAACCACTTGCAGCAACTGTGTGTGCCGCAATCATGCTTCCTTGAACTTGTGTTACTTGACCGTTTTTTCCAGGAAAAAGCATACTGAATAATTCACCGTCAGCCATAACTCCATCAGCACCACCTGCTCCTGTGAGCGTTCCAACAATAGGAGTTGGGCATGAAATGTAATCCCAATCTATAATGTTTTCTGGTGTTAATCTTGTGGTTGTTCCACCAATTGCAATATTTCCACTTGAGTCTATAGTTGTGTTAGTTGTTTCTGCACCTGTTGATGCACTTGTAGAAAATTGAGTAAATCCTGTCTCAGATCGGACATTACCCTTAAAAGTTGTAGTAGCCATGTAAATCTCCTTGTCTTGGCAAATGTCAGCCAGATTATCCGACTGTCAAGGTATTAATAATACTATACATAAAAAAAGGGTGACTCGCAAGCCACCCTTTTAATAATCGAACAATTGTTCGTTAAGCTGCGCCTGGTGATCCAAACACACAACGAGGATCAGAGAAACCGAAAGCATAACGCTCTCTAGCTTTATATCTCATGTTTCCTGTGTCGAAGTCTGCTTCCATGCTTGTTCCTAATGGTGTTCTTTCAAAATATTTGAAACCATTTGGAGCATCTGTTTTGATGAAGAACGCATCTGTGTCTGTTAAGAAATGGTTAATTACATAACCTTCTGGTAACATACCCATGTTTTTCATTGCGTTGACATCATTGTCAGCAGTTCCTGGTCTTAGAGTTGACTCTAATAAACGATCAGCAACAAATTGTAACGCAGGTGGAATGATTAACTTCATACCACGAAGAGCAACAACCATGTTACGTTCATCAACAAAACCAGAAATGTCAATTAATGCACTTTCTAGTGATGTTTCGTTTAAATCAGCGGCCGCTGATGGTTCATTTGAAAATGATCCACCACCACCTAGAGGATGGTCTGTAGCACAAAGCTCTTTTCCATCACCACCAGTAAAGCTAGAACTAAACGCATTGTTTAAAACAGATGCAGCTTTAATTTGCTTTGTGTGTGCCATTGATCTTGCTAGTGCCTTTGTGTATCTAGCACCAAGACGGTCATAGAGATTATCTTCCATTGCTTCCTCAGTTAATGCGAAAGCTAATGCAACTGTCTCCATTGTATATCTTGATGTATATACTTCGTTAGCACTATCGAAGGCAACTCCGCTACCTTCTGATTTAGTCGCAGCATTACCAAATCCACTAATCATTACTTCTTCTTCAAACGCTCTGTCTGATGATTCTGTATCGTAGATTTCTGCATGCTCATTGTCGTAACGGTCATATTCCATGCCAAAGATGGCATTTAGACCTGGTTCTAACTCTTTTACGAGTTGCGCTCTTGATATAGCCATTTAATTTCTCCTAATTACTAAGCTAATCCGACCCCTTTAAGACCGAATACATGGTTAACTATCACAACTTGCACATTAGTATGTGCTGTAGCAACATCTGAGTTTTCAGGATCTCTTGAAATATCAATTGCCTTTAGAGGTAAACTCGTTGCTGTACCTCCGTCAGTAACCTGTAATTCAGCTCCTGAAATACCAGTAACGGTACTACCAGCAGTTGTATAAACAACATCAAAGTTACCTAATAAGTCAGCTATTGGCATAGCTATAGCAGCTTGGATTTCATAAATAACCATAGGGTCATCAATGATAAACGCTTCTATATCAGCCGCAGCAGTGCTTGCTGGGTAAAAGTTTGAAAAAGTTTCTTTTCCTGTTGTTGGGTCTGTAAAACGACATCCGTTAAACACACCAACGATAGGAACAGTACCACCATCTGCATGAATTTCTATTCCTCCACCAGTAACGTGCATAACCATGTCACCTTGGAAGATAGCAGTTCCATAATTGCTGGCGATTCTATATCGGCTTTGTCCGCCAGTATAGGGTGTTCCACCTATTCTGCCTATAGGACGTAGTCCGAATGCAGCATCTTTATTAGCCATTTTTCGTTCTCCTAAATTAATTAAATTTATTAATCAACGGCTTTTTTGCCAAAGGCTACTTGAGACCGTCTCTCTGGTTTTAACATAGGCATTGCAGAGTTTGAATCTTTCATCATATCTCTATCCACTGCCTCCATTTGATTATTTGTCTTACTCTGAAAATAGTTATTTCTTTGCTCAACAAGTTCATCAGGTATCCGTGCTAACAAAAGTCCACCTTGACCGATTACTCCAGCATTCTTGCCTTCATCTACAACAGGTGCATCAAACTCTGGATATTCTTCAGCACGAACTAATTCATATCCTTCTCTTAATCGTTTATGGATGTTTGATCTATCATCATATTCCATAACTCGTTCTCTTATCCATCTATGCTTATAGCCTATAGGCGGCTCTGGAGCGTCAAGTGTTGACGGTGGCTTCCATGTCTGTACTCTCGCCTTTTTCTCACGAGTTTGCGACTCTCGATTAGTACGTTCTGACATTATGCTACTCCCTTATTTTTTTCTATTTTTGCTACTTCCTGTGCGTATTTTTCTAAAGGTATCCTCATTTTTTTAGCAAAGGCTACCTGACCTGGCGTTAGCTCAATAGTTTTTTTACCACCCCTTTTCATAGACCGTCCACTGGACGCAGGAGCTACAGATTGGGCGTTCTTCTGTCCTCCCTTAAACTTGTGTGGAAATTCAGTAGCCATACGCTTACTGACTTCATTATAATAATCGTCTGATACAGGATCAAATCCTTCTGCACCTACAAGTTGCTCATGTATTGCTTGCGCTCCACGAGTCATAACCATGTCTGTTCCAAACCAAGAATTACCATCTAACCATTTTTGTAGTTTAGGTTCTAAATCTTGCTTTTGAGGCGCTTGCCTTTGCTGAGTTTGTTGCGTTTCTGCATTGACCTTTGCCTCATTAGATTGAGCTGCTCCCGCTTGCTCAGTACGAATTTTTTGGATTCTGAGTCTTTCGTTCTCAATAGCGAGTTTAGCCATGAGATCGTTTGCATCAGCCATTTTGTCAGCGTCTCCAGCATCAAAGGCCTCCTTATAAAGTTTTTTCGCTTGAGCAGCTTGTGATTCAATTCTGTTACCAAACTCTGATGTGTAACCTTGATTTAACTGGTTAAGCTGTTGTTTGAGTTGATCGTTCTCATTTTTTTGTTGTTGAGCAAAATTAAAAGCAGCGTCTGCTTCTTCTAACGCTTGCTTACGTTTTGCTGTTAATTGGTTAATTCTTTTTTGAACATTGTCGCTATACGCTTCAAGTTCTTCTGGTTCTTCCTGAACAATTGTTCGGTCTTCTTCAACTTTTTTTTCAGGCGAAGCTGTTTTTTCTTCAGAAACAGATGTATCGTCATCTATTTCATAAACAAATTTTTCTTCTTCAACTTCTTGTGTTTGTGCTTCGTTATTCATCATACTCTCCATTATATATAAGAAATGTCCTTGGGGTCAAGTATAGATGCTATAATATTATCATCATTTATGATTCTTAGCTCCATACCATCCACTTTAAACTTATTTCCAGCATATCTACCCATAAGTACCCAATCTTTCTCAGAACACCAAGCTCCACTTGGGAACTTATCTTGATCTTTGTAAGCGTCAGGTCCTATCTTAACGACATAAGCCACTACACTAGCAAAACTTTCTCTATCTCTAGTTTTGTCAGGTATAATAATTCCATTAACCTTTTCTGGAACGTAGTAAGGAATAACAAGCATCCTATATCCAGTTGGCTGTGGCAAACGATCAAGGACTGATCCTTGTAGTTTAGACGGGTCTTTTGAGTTTGGATTAGCATCTTCTTTATCGTCAAATGCTTTACTTATAGCAGGAGGGATCGGGTTGATTGTTTTTTGTGCCACAAACCGTTCTGGCACTATCAGTTTCTTATTCATCGAAGTCTGTACCTTTCATCGAGGATTTTAATTCTTCTTCAACCCAAGTCATTCCTCGTATTTGACCTGTTATGAACCGATAGTCTTCCATTGAGTCTATCGAACCATCCGACAAAGATTGAGATAATACACTCTTTCTTTGACGTATGTGCTTATATAAATACTCTGCTAATTTAATTGAGTCCACTATTATTTTCCTCTACCTTGCGATATTCTTAAAGAATTCACATGTTTCATATAAAAATAGTTTCCTATTTTATTAAAAAATTTACTTAATGTTAACCAAAACCTTGTCATTTGGTTAACCCCTTATACTTTTCAAAACTGCGAAGACCGCCAAGCCCAAGCATTCCCATTAAAACCGTCATAAGTGAACCCATATCAAATGTAGGCAATTCAGGTATAATCACGTTTAAATAAGCACACACAAACAAAGTTACGGGTGCTAGGACAAAATGCCAACACAGAGCAATTCCACATGTCCAGCCAATAAAGGGTCTCCATCCGCTTACAAAGATGGATTTGTGCTGTGCTTCGGCCTTGTTTATTTCTATTTGACCTTTGGCTAATTCTTGTGCATGGCTCTCTGCCATAGTTGCCACTTCATGTGCCAACTTGTTCTTCATATCCTTATCTTCTATGAATTTCCCAAGAAGATTAGAAACGGGTCCAATTAATGCTGTTAGCACATTATCCTCCTATGTTTTTTTAATCTTATTTTGAGCTGTTTTACTTAGTTCTTTTAAATGAAACAATTTTATACTCTTATCTGTGTGAGATGTACCAGTGTGTAAAGTGCCATCTTTCATTTTGTGTCGTTTACCTTTATAGAGTGTTCCATCTCTTTTATAATGTGGTACGCCTTTCATTAGTATATCCTCACTTCCTTTGGGTCTATTTTTGGTATTAATTTACACATACATTGGTATGTCGTTTCTTCATCTTTTTTTATTATTGTTTGGTTATGTAGTCTGTCCTTATAAGACAAACAATTATTAATATCTTTAAAGTATATTCCACCTTCCATTTTTACCCCTAAATAACAGACGAGCATAAATGCTGTCACTTTTTACTCATCCAAGCCGTAGTTCCCATATACGCTCCTACAATACCTGCTCCAGATAAATAGAAAAGGTTTGATATATCAGATAAGGCTTTAACTCTTTCAACGTCAATAAGAAACATTGCTAATGTAAAAGCACCCATAGCTATTAATGTTGCTCTTGCCATTCTTAATTGAGCTAATTGCTTTCTCAATAAAGTTTCCGTTTCCTTCATTGCTTTAGCCGTCTCTAGCTCCTCATCTGTGACAATCCCATCACCGTCAAGGTCGAAATCATTATATTTGCTATTGTTTTGCAGTGTTTTTTTCATAGGCTTCTTTTATCTCCTCTATTGTCCTAAAGCATCCAACGCAAACTTTTTCTTCGTTTAACTTACAAACACCAACACATTTACTCATTTTGCAATACTTCTTAAACTTTCCATTACAGAATCAATGGAAGGCTCTTTAGAGTTTGGATTTAAAATACACTTATACTGCTTTGGGCAACCAATTCTTATATCTGTAAATTCCATTTCATATGTTTTTTGCGCTCCAACGTAAATGCAAGCCATCTTACCTTTAAACACTTTTTGTTTTTTTAAACGACAAGTGGTGTAGGTTGGCTCGATTATTTTACCTTGCCATATTTTTTGTTGCCTAGTGTAATCTTTTGCTTCAGCTCGTTTAATCCAAATGGAAGCGATTAGGGTAAAGAAACCCACTATAACTGCAAATAAGAAAATCCAACCAATTATTTCTGCGATTTGTTGTCTTAACTTTTGTTGCTTATATATAGTTCTTTGACGCTCTTTTCTAATTTCACCTTCCATTGCCAAAAGCTCATCATAAGCGTGAGGTCCTATCGTTAAATTAAGATACATCTTTAACTCATATCGTTGTTCTTCTAATTTTTTTTTAGCCGAATAAGCCTGTAGTGCAGTTGATTCTATGCTACCAGCTCCAAAGACTTTGCCAAAGATGCCTGGATTCTTGGCTTGCTTCTCAGCGTTGTCTATATCAGAAGATGCACCCATCCACCTAGTTAAGTCACCACTCATTTGTTCTAAATCTCGACCAGCCTGAAATCCAGATTTTATTGCGCTAAATGCTTTTGAAGCTACAGAGACTGCAAGTGTTATGGTAACTGGATCTATAATATTTCTCCATTAAAAGACACCTTGAAATCTCTGTGGTCTAGCTATTGGCGAGAACTTTTTTATAATTCTTGCCTTGTTTTTTGGCTTTACCTGTGTTCTTTGGTTTACTTTTTTCGCTAACTTGTTTCTCTTTAGGTTCGACATTTTACTTTTTACCCATAGCATTCATAGCCGCTATATCTCTTTGAGTTTCAATTCTATCTTTAGCTATTTGATCTTGCAACTCAAGACGTTGAGTATCAATCATTGTATCATTGGATTCTTTTTGTCTATCCATTTCTTGCTTTTGTTTGAACTGATCGTCTTTTTGTTGTAGTTCAGCTCCACGAATAGACAGCTCTTGCTTTCTTAAACTTACAAGTGGATCTTCTTGTGGTGGTGGAGTCAATGATTGAGCGTACTGCTCACTGACTTCTGAAGCTATCTCGGCTGCACGAGATGCAATCTGATCTGCGATTTGTTTTTGCATATTAGGATCTTGTTGCATCATCATTTGTTGTTCTTGTGGTATAGAAGCCATCACTTCTTGTTGTGCAGTTATTTCTGACATCATTGCCATATGTTCTGATATATGCCCTTGCAATGTCATAAGTATTGCAGCATTAGCTTGGGCAACAGGTGTTGAGATCATAGCTAAATGAGCCGATATGTGAGCTTGATGATTTTGTTCTGGAAATGCAGTTAAAACACCACCTCTTAATGCTTCTTGATTTTCTTTTGCAGGGTTCATGGGCATTGGTTGAGGGGGAGGCTGCAACACGGCATCTATATTAGAAACACCTAACGCTTCGTACATTTTACGATACGCTTGGTACATGCCGTTTTGCCCATGAATTTCTGGATTACTTTGAGCTAACTGCAATTGAGTTTGTGCTAAAGCAATACGTTGTGACATAGAAAATATGTTTGGGTCAGAAACTGGCAGTATATCAATTCTGTCGTCAAAATCAGTTTGTTTAATTTCTGGTGGTGCGCCTGGTACTTGATACGGATACATAGGAACGCCCATAGCAAATACACGAGCTAGTAATTTAAATTCAATCTTCTGTGAATAATGCAGACGTTTATGAATAGCTGACATGACTTTTGTGCCACGCTCCATAATAGCCATAGTTGTTCCTACAGGTGCATTACCATTCATCTCGCCAACTTTCATGTCAGCCATAGAAGCAAAACGTCTTCCTGAATCAATCAACGTATTCATAAGTGAATAAAGAGTTTGTGAAGGCTCTTTAAATGGTAAAGGCATAATTGCTTGACGCAAATCCATTCCAACCATATCAACATCTCTAAATTCGCCAGGACTTAATGGTGTCTCGTCATCCCTTATTCTAGCTCCTCTAGCCTTAAAGCCAGCAGGTAGGTTAGATAGTGTTCCAGCATCTATTAATTGTCTTAGAATCGAAGTGGAAGCCCTAGAAAGACCTCCTATAGTATGAGTGAGACCAAAACCATAAAACCCAAGACCAGGTAGGAACTTATAATGCACAAAATAAGGCACTTTCCTACGGAGCGGATCGCTCTCATTGAAATTCCGTTTGATTGATAAGACATCCCCACTGTCCTCCATAATTGTAACAATATATGGCATTTTTAATCCAGTAGGTTCTCCATCAGCTCCAACGTCTTCAAAGCCTTCAATGTCTAAATTGGTATGAACCTCATAAATCATCATTTCTTCATTTTCTGAAGAACCGTTAGTAATACCTTCTATATCGTTAATTGTATCTTTTACATCGCTCATAGTGTCTGAATCTGAACCAGATTCAGGAAGATCTATATCTTTGTAAAATCCTGATAATTGTAATTTTCTAATTTCATTTTTATCCATACGGATACAATGAGTTATTCTTGTAGCGGTGGCTAAGTCAGTTGCATTGTAAGGAACAATTAAGTCTTCTGAATGGACAAACTTACTTACAGCTCTTTGCATATTTGGATCGAAGTAAACTTTTTTAAACGCTGAACCTACGATTGGGAGATAAAACAACATTTGATCTAATTCAGGATCATATTCTTCCATTTCGTAAGTTATTTGGTAATTCATGTAGTTTTTAACACGCTCTGCTTGAGCTGTTACTTCTGGAGTTTCTGCTCCAATGATTGTGGTTTTAACAGGTCCTCCTGCTGGTAACATTTCACGATAAGCCTGTGCTTGGAACTGCGTTACTGACTCAGCTAACAATGGATGCACAATACCAGAAGCACCTTCAAATGGTTCTGATCTATCTTCGTATGTCATACCAAGAAGTTCTAATCCACTTTTGTATTGTTCTTCCCAATCGCTTCTTGAATTAGTATCGTCTTCTATATCTCCAGTTAATTGACTTGATATTTCAGATAAAACATCTTCGTCTATATGATCGGCTAAGTTTGCATCAAAAGGAATGGCTATAGGAGTTTCTGACTCCATTTCCATATCTCCAACAATAGCAGAGCCATCATTTAACTCAGTAACTCCTTCGACCATAGCCTCTGGAGGCAATTCAACTAAATTAGCTTGTAACTCTGGAGCTATAGCGTCTGCTATCCCATTTATATTCTCAATCGCCATTTTAAATCCTAACTAATAGAAAAACCACCACCTTTAATGGCTTTACCCATACCACGACAAGTCATCTTGCCACCTTTGACTTTACCGCCACCACCGTATTCTTTAACTTTGCCACCCATTTCCATCTTAGCAAAGTCACCGCCATCTATTCTGCCATTTTTGTTTTTATCTAGCTTAAATTGATTGCCAACTAAAGGTTTTGCTTCACCACCGACTCTCATTCCTTGAGGAACTTGTTTTGATTGTCCACCCTTAAAAATATCTCTGTTCAATTTTTTTCTTCTTTCGGTTGCACTAACTTTACCTTTTTCTCCAGCCGCACCAGTAAAACCTTGTTTTGTTAACATATCTGCAACTTTACTAAAGGATGACATTTTATTTTCAGACTTATCTTTTTCTATTATGTCTCTAGCTTTATCTGTTAGTTTCTTTTTGGAAGGAGGATTAGATGTTGCTTCACCACCTAGTTTCATTTTCTTACTTTTAAGAAATTGCTCTTTATCATAATCAGTCATTTCATTTAAACCACCAACAGTGACCTTACCTTTTGCTACAGCTCTTTCTTTTTTTTGTTTTTCAACAGTCTTTTTAAAATTCTTTGGTCTTCTCTTTGGCATTGAAACATCGCCACCGTCTTTGAAATTTGATTTTCCACCACTTTTTCTCATAGTTTTATTTAAACCTGTGTTCATACCATAGCCCATTTCTTTCATTATTTCTTTTACTTCACTTCTATCCTTGCCTTTTGTAAGTTGAGGAAATTGTTTGGTAAACATTGCTCTTATATCTGCCATTGCGTTACCTGTTGTCATAATAAACTCCTATATTGGTTCGCCTGTGATTGGGTTAAGTTGCATAGCTCTTGTTGTATTCATAACCTCGCCACCATGTTCTGCTTTCATAATAGTGTTTCTTTTTATGTTAAATGCACCAGGTTTTTGAATTGAGTTACTAGCTAGTTGCATATTAATTGGCTTAGTCTTAACTTTACCAGGCTTCTTTGCCATGCGTTTTAACTTAGCTAAGTCTTTGTTAGCTTGAGTGTCCAAAGACATAGCCATATTGACACCAGCTAAAGCGTCTCTCTTTTTTTTACCAGCCATTACATAATCCCTTTAAATTTACCACCACGACCTTTAAGCATAATAGATTTTTTCTTTTTCTTTTTAACAAGCCCACCTTTTTTATAAAGTTTTGTCGTGTTTCCTTTAG